ATTCAAGCTCCTTGCCTCGGCTGATACAAGCCCGTACTGTGGGAATTCTCTGTTAAAGGCTTCTAAAAACTCCTCGTCTGTAAACGTTGATAATATAATGGCTTGTTCGTAAATTGTTGAAAAGACAGCGACTTGGAAGTTGTACATTACAACGTAATCTCCTTCGCATTCAGGGCTTTCTCCGTAAACCCTATCAAGCAGTTTCCCCCGTTTCCCTTTATATTCGAATTGAACAAACAACTGTTCGCACCCCTTTACGTTTTCTGGCGGTGGCAAAATCTCGCGGTCTAATATGATTAGTTTGTCTTTATTTTTTGTCATAACTCCTCCTTACTTATCTCGCCCCTAGCATGTATAGGGCTATCCACAACATCGGAATCAGTGCCGTGACTCCTATCGCACTAACTACCTCTTGTATTGGTGTGTTTCCATTCTCTTCGCACGCCTCTAGCAGTGCCTCCTTAACTGAACTAAACAGCCTCATCCGTATCTCCTCTCATAATCTCCAATGCCCTTAGCATGGTGTAGAACTCCGTCTGTGCTTGTTTCGTTGCCTTGTCAAACAGTCCGAATCTATCGACCTTCTCTCTGTAAACCTCTTCAAGGCTCTTTACTTCTTGCGATAATCTCTCTAGGTTCTCCGACAGTTCAGCGCTTACCGTTTCAAACTCCTTTAAGCGGAATCGGTACTGCTTGCCGATTTTGTAGATACCCTTACAGCCCATCTGCCCTAGCTTTCTAAGTACTTGCTCATCTATCTGCAGTATTTCGGATGCCTGTTGCGTCGATATGAATTTTTCCTCTATAGGTAAGTTCATAGTGTGCCTCCTTCGCTTATAGGTAAGCCGATAACGCTCTCGTCCACCCTTATGTAGTCAGCGGTAATCACCACGGTCATATGAGGGTGATAATTCTTAAGCTCTTTTGCGACTTGCTTTGATAGCTCTAATAGTTTTGTAAAATCCTGTCCTTGCATGTGTCCTCCTTTCTGTTTTGCTGTATAATCTCCTGTATAGGAGGTAATAAAATGTTTGATAGAACAATCGCAATCATCGCCCTGCTGGTGGCAATTTATAGTGTTTGGTACACTCATAAAATGAATAATTTTAGGGTTTATGTAGACAATGCTCTTATCTCACCTCAGCAATTTAACCCTTTTCTACTTTCATTTGAGGCACTGAATGATTCCCCAAAAGCTATTTGTCTAGAAGCGGTAACTATTTCTGGTGAGGGATTGAAGTTGTTATCCGATCATAAACGTGTAGAATATGGCGACCCTTTGTATTATGAAGATGATGAACAATTCCCTTTCCCTGGCACAACTCTATTGCCTATAAATAAGCCCGTTGAGTTCAGCTATTATATTGAGAATCCAGTCCGAGAGATTACCATCACCCTAACTACAAACACCCACATTCGTTGTTTCAGCAAAACAATCTCATTTACGGTTATTCCGCACTATTGTGAATAGGATGTATATCTGACATAAAAGTGTTGCTATCAGAATTAATCTTGTTAACGTCATGTTTCGCACCTCCTTTCTGTTGCTTTTTATAGCTTTAAGTTATAACTAGGGCAAAAAAATATGGTCTTCTGTTATGCCGTACAGCTCACACATCATTCTTAATTGTGCATACCCAGGGGTGCTTTTCCCTTTTTCCCAATTAACAACTGTATTTTTTGATACGTGTAATGCTTGTGCAACCTGTTCTTGGGTCAACTTACCATTCACTCTCGCAGCAGCAAGACTTATCTGTAGTTTATCTTTCAAATCATCAGCTCCTTTCTTTAGGTTGTCTAGAGTGTAATATAACTTTAGGTTAATGTCAATACTTAAAGTTATATTTTTTTGATTTTCGTATTGCTTTTTATAACCGCATATTTTATAATTCGATTACATACAAAGGAAGGAATTCAGAAAAATGTCAGAAAACGAGATAAACAAAATGGTATCTGACAATTTAAATAGATTGTTAGAGATAAAAGGGACTACCCAGCAAGAACTCGCTGAATATGTGGGGGTTAGTCAAGCGACGATTTCCAACTGGTGTAAGGGTATAAAAATGCCAAGAATGGATAAAATCGATAAAATATGCGAGTTTTTCTGCATTAACCGTTCAGATTTAATGAGCGGAGATATTGAGGGCGACATAAATAGATACTATCTCAACGACTCTGCTGCTGAAGCAGCGAAAGAGCTTTACGAACGAGACGAGCTTCGTGTGCTATTCGACGCGGCTAGAGATGTATCGGAGGAGGATATAAGGTATGTTGCAACTCTACTAGAGAAGTTAAAGCAAAAAGAGGGTAAGTAATATGGAAGAAGGAATGTACAGGATAGAATATATGGACTTACCTTGTAAGATACACGGATTGACTGCGTACTACTTCGACGAGGATGGGCAAGCATACTATACGATATTAGTTAACTCAAGGGATTCGATCGATAGGCAAAGTGAAACGCTAAATCACGAGGTAAGACATATACTGAATAACGACCTCGACAGGATGATTCCACTAGAGGACGTTGAGCTTATGAGGCACGAGTTAATGGCATAGTTATTTATAACGTCACCGCCAAACAGTATTGCAGGTGGCTATCCAATGAAAGGCAATATTTAATGAGATGAATATTTTTAAACGAAACAAAGTACCGCCCGCAAAAACAAAATTCGAAGAAGCGATCAACTTTGTACATAAGAGGGGTAAAAACATCAGTGTTGCAGCTGAATTATTTTCTCACTTAACCGCAATCTTTCCTTCGAAAAAAATGTCTCTTATAACAGGAAAGATTCTTCTATATGATTTACCGAGAACCGAAACGCTTGCACTGGCCGCAGAATTTTGCAAGCCCGCCGCTGACCCGAAGGATTTGCATTTAATATCAGAAATTTACGTGTATGCTGGAGCACGGTACTGCAAAGAGGCCATTTATTACCTCGAACAATTTATTCCGCATATTTTTGAATATAGAGATTTTCCAGATGGCCACGTAAAAAATTCTGACGGGGTTGATGTCGACCAGCGCAAAGCAAGCATTTCAAATGTTTACTCCAATTTGGGTAAGTGCTACGAAGGTGAATATGAATTTGACAAAGCACTTGATGCATACAAAACAGCATACAAGCTTACGCCGTATTTCCCAGATTTGGCTATTAGTATTTCAAAAGTACTAGTAAAGAAGAATGACTTAAGCAGTGCCCTTGATTTTATGCTAACTGCGAAAGAGAGTACGTTTTATCGTGGCGAATTCAAAGAAGTGTTAGATAGATATATTGATGACATACAAGATAAAATACAACGTGGGTACGTATACAAACCCCGTAAAAAACAATAGGGTTTACGGTGCGGAGGATTTGCCCCTCTAACTAAATAAAAAAACCGCCCCTACGCCAATAGGAGCGATTCGGAGCTATTGATGTAATCACCAATAACACAACACAATATCAATGATGAGTATATCAGTAGCGCCCATATATTACAACTAAGTTACGGAAATAGTTGTTATTAGGGCGTTTTTTGTGCAAAAATTGCAGAATATCGGTAAATAATCGACGTTATAGAGGTTTATATGTACATTACAAAAGTTGGAACAACTAAATATAGGGCGACCCTCTCCCAGACGATTAACGGCAAGAGGAGACGTTACACCAGGACCTTTACAACTGCCAAGAAGAAGGACGCGGTCAGAATGGCTCAAGTATGGGAGCAAGAGGTGCTCGCTAAAGGCTCTAGCGACTACACCGTATATGGGCTTATTTCGGCTGTATGGGATACAGTTATCAAGAATAAATCACCTAACACCGTTGATGGTTACAATGCATGCAGAAAGAGAATTATAGACACTCTGGACGATATTCCAGCAAGTGACTTATCACCACGAGTGTTACAAAAGTGGATTGATAAGTTAGCCAATATGGAAACAAAAGCGAACGCACATAAAAAGCGCAGATACTCACCTAAGACAATCCGCGAAACCTACTTCGTGTTGTCTCGTTGTTGTTCTGTCGCTGTTAATTGGGAGATCCTGCCTAGTAGCCCTTGCCACGATATCATAATGCCTATAGGGGCGAAGAAAGAGGCTCACATACTGAGTCCAGAAGATTTTACAAAGTTTGTTGACAACCTATGGACTCTCCCGCTCGACAGCAAAGTAATGTTCGAGTTAGCCCTATTCTGTTCGCTCCGTCGCGGCGAAGTCCTGGGCATCGAGGATAAGCCTATAGGTGATAGGATTGTTATAGATAAAGCTCGCTACAGGAGTAAAAGCGGAGTGGACTTTGTAAAGTCGCCCAAGACTACATCGGCCGTTAGAGTCTGCGCCCTACCTCAGTTCCTACAGGACGATATAAGAGCGCTCCGAGAATATCACGAGAGTGAGAAGAAACGACTAGGCTCAGCATGGAACAACAGCAAATACCTAATTAAATCAGAGGACGGCTCGCCACTAATTCCGCACGCAGTTAACGAGAGATTAAGACGATACACGGGCCGTATAGGGATTGATCACGTCACATTCCACCAACTACGCCACACATTTGCCTCTATGGTGGCTAGTAACGGTACTGACCTAGTTACCCTATCAAGGCTAATGGGACACGCGAATAAATCTACAACACTATCTATATATACTCACCTATTCCAGGATGATGCCGACTTTGGTCGTGATGTTGCAAATACTTTTGATGATGTTATGAAAAGTACCGCAAAAAGTCACGAAAAAGTCACGATTTAAAAATAAAAAGACTGCAACCATTGCAGTTACAGTCAGTTAGTGGCGGGAGTGCGTGGGAATCGAACTACAGCCCTCGCCATTATTTGCGATTATTTATGATGTAAACCGTTGAAAATTCAGCATCCCCAAAATCTGATAAAGTGCGGTAAGTTGCAAAGATATTTCAAAAAGTCACGAAATAGTCACGAATTTGCCTATGAAATTACGATGCAACTGTACCATCTTTCATCTATTATATCAGAGAAAAAACTTTTTCAAAATAATTTATAAAAAGGTGTTGACGTGGTGTAACTATGGTGTTATACTTTAGACATCCCAAAGAAAGGAGCGAAAACATGGACAAAAGAACTGCACATATACACTTAAAAACTACCCCAGATATAAAAGATGCAGCTGCAAAACTCGCGGAAAAAGACGGTAGAACATTAAGTAACTACATTGAATCGCTACTAATTGAACGGATTCAAAAAGACAAAAAATAAAAATCGAGTCGCTGCAACGACTCGAAACCCCTAAAAACCATCACCCCTGATACTTAAAAGGAGCTAAAACAATGTTAAACGAAATCACAAAGAAAATCAACTGCAAAGAATATTTGAACTCACTAGATTGCTGGTATGGCATTAGACCAAACGGAGATAACTACTATACAGTGTATTGGTTCATAAAAGACAGCGATGGAATATCATCAATCCCTTATACAGGAGATTATGAAAAGGGAGTAAGGATAGGCGGATTTGAAACAAAAGAAAACGCGATCAGCAAGATAAAGACGTCAGCAGCACAGGGCAGAGCGATTGTGTTATACGAGCGAGACAGCCAGGATATAGAAAACGAACTATATTTTTCTCTTTCACCAAAAGAAATAATAAAAGCAGCATAAAAAAAGAGCGAGCCCGTAACGGACTCGCTTTTCTCATATGGGCGACCACCTCGCCCGCTCCATTAACACTACGGTGCGTCTAGCACTTTGTTAGTAAAAGGCAACCCCTAACAGATTGCCCCTCAACCGCAATCAATACGGTTCTCTCAATTATCATTGTAACACAATTAACTACATAACACTAATTGCTCCATCCTTATCAGCCTCTACAGTCACCTTATCATCAGTGACCAGGGCACCATCCTTGATAATGTACACCGCATCACCCTTGACTATGCCCTTATCAACTCGCGTGCCATCATCCTTGAAGTACTGCCAATCGTCGCCAACCTTTACCCATCCAGTATGCATTACTCCGTCGTCGTCGAAGTAGTACGACTTGCCATCAACCTCATGAACTCCGCTAGTATATAGGCTACCGTCTGAACCTAGGCAGAACCAACGACCGCTAAGGCTTACCCATCCTGTCTGCATCTTGCAATCAGAGTTGAAGTAATACCACTTACCACTAATCTGCCTCCACCCTGTAACAGCATAGCCGTCTGCGTCGAAATAATACCACTCTCCGTCTAGTTTCTGCCACTCGGACTTATAGTAGCTACCGTCCTTCTTCTTGAACCAGTAGCCCCTGCCATCTTGTATCCATCCGTACGACTGGAACTTCGGCACGACAAAACCTCTGATAAATCTGCCATTAGTAGCAATCTTGCGGTAGCCTGTGCTGTGGTTGTTGTGTATATTAAACTCAAATACGTTGATGTACTTGCTATCTGCAGATACGACAATTCCCACGTGGCTTGCGCCTGTGGTATTATCTCCTCTGCCAGAATCTTGCCAAGCATAGATTATCCAATCGCCCGCAGTTGGCACGTATGCGTCATTCTCCACCCATATGCCCATCTTCTGCGCCTTGGCTACGATTGTACCTACGTTAGCAGAGCAAGGGTAGGCATCTCCTACCCCGCATAAATAAGCCACTGCAGAGGCACATGCAGCGCAAAAATTCGCAGTATAAGTCATTGCCCAACCATCGGGCTTGTGCTTATTAAACTCGTCAATCAGAGTTTTATGGGAGCCTCCTTGAAATGGCATCCCATTATATCTAATCGCAGTGTTGACGATTGCCTCCCTAACGCCCATCTTCTAGCACCTCCGCGTCTTTTAGCCCTTCTTTGATATCTTCATAGTCTATAGCCTTATCGTCCGCCACAGGTCGAATTTCAGCCTTCTGCGAGTCGTCTTTAGGACGTGTATAAGTCATTGCTGTATCGGAATCGCCACCTCCCTTAGTTGTAGGGTCGATAACGACACCGAGTAGCACGAGTATACCAACTAGCATTGTCGCTAGCTCTACGAGTTCCTCCTGGGCAACGTGTGGAGTGATGCCCGCAATGTTCAGCGCCCTGTATACAAGTGATAGCACCGCAGCTATAAACGTTAGTAGCCATGTTTTGTTCTTAAAACGAATCTTCCAATTAATTTTCATCCTTCTTACCTCCTTTGTTATGTTCAAGATGCGTTATCCTCTTCTCGTGATCATTCAGCCTATTATCATGCTGATTGTGTTTATCCCACATTCTGCTATGTGACGCTCTATCGTGCGCCTCTTGCTCTTTTACAGCACACTCAACTGCAGTTACGTCTGTCGCTAAATTTTCAATCCTTACGTTGAGCGCCTTAATGGACGAGTTGAGCTCATTTACAGGCTTTCCAACGTAGTTATTAAGCGCGGATATTAGTCCAATTAATGCGGTTAGACCTATGACTAAACTCCCTATGAATTCTGGTTTCATTGCGTTGTCCTTTCTAATAAAAAGCACCGTCTTGCGACGGTGCCAGAATTAATTATCATGCGGAATTACTTCCACCTTCCTGTAGCTCTGTAGAGTATCCTCGCGTCTACTCTAGAGAGCCTACTCATCGATACATAGTAGATACCTCCGATATAGTCCTTAGTTGACATCTTACGAGTCGTCCACAGCTCACCATCTGGCGCCTCAATCTCAACGCTGGTTAACGGTGTAGAGATGAATAGGCCAGGCGGTAATGCTGTGCTTGTTCCTCCTGAGTAATATACGGGACCCCACGCATTTGCAGCGGAGACAGTACCGCGCCACTCCGCCTCTGCGATAGCTGTACCATCCGCATACTTGCGCACATGCCATACAACACCGCCAGCAGTTACTTGAGAGTCCTCATATAAACCCTCTATAGAGTCAGCTCGCACCGCCCTAGCGATAACCGTGCCCTTATTGTCGAACTCTATTACAGGCTCGATAATTCCGTCTAGCCTGTCGGAGAACGATATACTAGCAATTACACCATCCGCCCTCGAGCCATCACTCTCTACAATAAGGGAGGTTATTCCCGATTTACTAATCGATGTAAGGTCTGCGGCCGCTGATTTAAATCTAGAAGTGTTAGTGTCATTATTGTATGACCCTGCTGTAGCGGTAAATGCTGCATGTAGTCCTTGATTAGTTATGTCATTTGCGAACACGTTTACAGCGCCAGTACCTCCGCAGTCAATCGATGCGCCTTTAATGTTATAGTCACCGTCTTTCGCATCCTTGATACTCTTGATATCAATCAGCTTTTTGTCTTGCTCATAAAAGCTGATTCTATCCTCAGCGAATTCAGCGCTCTTCTTACCGTCTTTACGAATCTGTAATGAGTTATCGGTGAGAACCGTTGATGCGCCCTCATTTGACTTTGCGTTTTTCGATACCACTAGCCCCGTTCCTGCCTCGAACTTCATGTAGTCCGTTGCGGTCTTCGCCGCCTCGATTGCTTTGTCGTTGACCGACTTAATCGAGGTAAGGTCTATGCTATCAGTCGCTAAAATCTCCATTTACACCTCCAATTGAGCGGACACTCTCGCCGCCTCTACATTCTGTACCCTATAGGATGTACCCTCGTGGGCTTTAGTTCCGTTCTTGTACCATACGACTCTACCTACATTCGAGATCTCGTTAGCAGTTAACTCTCGCCCACCCTTGTACACATGAGCTGTAAGAGTCGTATCAACTAACGTGTCGGTGAACACTACACCCCTAGAGCTCTCAACGGTAAGACTTAATGTACTTGCTGTTGATCCTGGCGAGGTGTTAATGTTCGCTAGTTTGTCAGCAAGTGACCTCACCTGGTCATCGATACCACTGTCCTCCTCTACGAAGTCACCTAGTTTAGCCTCTATCTTCTTGCCTGATACGGAGGTCTTGAGCTCTAACAGTCTACTTGATATATAAAGCTCTCCCTTGTCGCTTACGATGTAGACTATATCGCCTATAGATAGGTTTTCGGGCATGGTAACTATATCGACCTCATAGGTCTTAGTAGGACTAGACAACCTCTTGAGCTCCGTCACCGCGTGGGCGCATAACTCTGATTGTGATGTAGTTTCAAAGCTGTATGTACGTTCGATATGTTTGCCATTACTCCATGTGCTGCCCCATTTAGCGACCGCACTCCTTGACTTGAGGAGTTTCCCATCGGTGTAGATATCTCCATCATCGTAGCTATACCCCGCCAGTGTTATAGGCTCGCTACTTCCCTCTGCAGTTCCGCCCGTAACTCTTAGAGCTGTTGCGAGTGTCTGCACCGACTCTTTGTCTCTGATGTTCTTTACATCTCGACCGAGCCTAAGCTGTATCTTCGCATCTTTGCCCCTCTTCTTCCATAGGTTAATTAATAGCTTTTTTACCGCCATACCCTCAACCTCGAACGAGTAAGAGACTTCCGCATTATCGAACTGAGTCGCAATCGATGCGATACGTTCAGCTACAGTGCTCTCTCCATCCCACTTGAGCTTTCTCTTTAAATTCGAGATCTCGTTCACACCGATTTCGAAACCTGTGCCACGTATCCACTCTTCAATATATCCGACTGCGGTATAGGCTTGTGACGCCTCGTACTTCTCCGCTATGGTGTTGAGTAGGTCCATTCCTGCGTCCTCACAGTAGAGGGTGACTTCCCTATTCTCCTCGTTGAATTCGCGGTCGATAATTGTGTAAAACTCGTTCTCTGCATTGTGTTTGCGGAGTAAATAATTACCCGCTGTGCAGAGCTTTCGCATGTCTTTTTCCGCTGTATCGCCATAACATACAGTAGCCTCGAATATAACGACACCATTCGACACATACTCCGTCTTGCTGTCGTCAACAATAAATATACCGTCGTTAAGATTAGTGGAGGCTTGACCTAGTATCTGCATTTTGCGATCGGCAAAGTAGATAATCATAGGTACACCTCCCTATATGTGAGCTTTGCGGTAGGCTTATCCGTTGTAAACGCAGAACAAGCGAAGTTAATTCTGTTCTGCCCTGGTACTAGTTTCAACGTCTCCCAGTCGTTACCTAACGCCCCTAAATCTGGTCTAGGTAGGTTGTTAACCTTGATAGAACCATCCGAGCAATCAGCTACGAGATTATCGCCCCTAGCGAACTTATTAGGGATATCGTCGAACTTCTCAACGTTGGTCTTTCTGAATTTTGCCCAAAATAGATAGTTGAGCATAGGAGGGTAAGTGTCTCCCATACCTCTATACTTCGTCGAGGCAAATGTAACCTTAGTCGCCTTCATATCCTTGCCCTCTGGCACCGTGAACGAGAGTATTCGACCTCCAACGTTGAATCGGAACTGATCGCCAATCTTACTAATTGATATAGTCCTTACTGGCGGGTGTCCTGCGTATCCGAACCCGAACCAATCGGAAAAGTACCCCGCATCGAACTCGAAGTAATGTACATACTTACCACCTGCGTATATCTTCGCATTAGCAGCAGTCCCCGAGTACCACTTAAGTAGCTCTACACCCGCAACAACGTTGCCACTCGCATCATGAATCATACACTCGTAAGTTCCCAGGCAACGAGGGTCGCAACTGTCATTGAGCGACCAAACTAGATAGTATGACATCTCGAAGTTCTTCGCCCCTTTAACACCCGAACTATCAGCGGGTATCTCTTTCGTTACAGATGGTCCGCTAAGCTCTGCGCTCGTGTTCGTACCGTAGCTAGACGGTGTGATGTACTTACCGCCCGACTCCTTGACTTGCCATGCACCTTGATATAGGTGTCCCTCGTGTGGCTTTCCTACATTCTTGCCCCAACCATTGAAAGTAGCCTCATTGAACTTATCATCTATGAGGGTCTCGCTCTCTGTATGGGAGGTTGTATCGAGTTCCTTCGGGTCGCCTAGCTGTATAACATGGCTCTGTGCGTCAGAAAACACCACGTAGCCACTCTCTCCATGCTGCGCTTGTGCAAAATCTACAGAGAACAGAGGCGAACTAGGAACAGTTCCGTTGTAATTAACATTAAATACTCCGTTAATAGCCTGTACCGTATACTCGCTCGTACTGAACTTGAACGGTGTTAGACAAAGTATCTCAAAATCAGCTACTACAGAGTTGCGACCTGTAGGCACCTCTCCGCAGTTCCTAGGTGTTCCGATATAGAATCGGTCGTCTTGGTCTGCAAATATAATCTTTGCATTGGTTGTATTAAGCACCTCATTCAATTTGTCGTATGCGGTTCGAAATGCTCCACTGTCGCTACAAATTAACTGATAGGTAATAGTTATTGACCTTGACGGATATCGCCTATTTTTGAGGATTGAGCCGTCCCTAGAGGCTATATCTGCAGTAGTAAGGTCAGAGGCGAGAAGTTCCCGCCCCTGTACCGTTAGTGTCCTATATCCAGGTATTATATCCTCGATATACCTACCGTTAATCGACATTGCCTCGTTAGGTCTTGCCGCAGAGGTCTGATTAGATGTTGTATCAGTGAATTTATACATGATTAAAACCTTCCCTTTCTTCTGCGGTCTCTTTTCTCATTCCTCGCCTGCAGCTCTGTGAGATCGTCAACAGTCGCATATGCAACTTCTCTGCCGTCAATCTCGCTATGTACATGCACCTCGTATCGAGCCTGTGAACTGTAATTGTACTCGTCGTTTAGCCCCCAATTGCCACTCATGCCCGCCATTTCCATCTGTGGCGAGAACGCATTAGCCATCTGAGAACTCATTGAGCGAACAGCACTAATCTTGCTCTTGATACCGTTAACAAGTCCTTGACCTATATAGGCACCGTTATCGAACTGCTTATGTGAAGGCGAGCGAATTATCTGCGCTTTCTTGATAGCAATGTCCGCCGCGTTTGATAGAGTAGTAGCTATGCTCCTTACTCTACCTACTTGCGATGCCATACCGTTAGCAAGTCCAGCGCCTATGTATACGCCTGCAGAATAAGCACCACTGCCCGCAGAGTGTAGTATCGACCTAATTGTATTGCTCATACTTCTTGCGACCGATACAGCGGAATTTAGCCCACTAGATAGACCGTTGCTGAAGTTACTACCAACAGATGCACCCGCACTCATTGCTCCTGCAGATGCCCCGCTAAATGCTGTCTTAAGCTTGTTCATTGCCGAACTTGCCGCTGAACCTATTGCATTTAGTCCAGACTTAACTATGTTGATTGAGCCCACCATAGTTACTAGTGCCGATGCAGAGGCTCTAGCATTATTGGCTATTGATCTCATCGACACATTAACCGCTTTAAGGGCTAAAGATAGGACTGCAACGCCGACCGCCGCCAATCCCACCATGATGCCGAACATGAGGAACATAACTCCTCCCGCTAGTGCCATTGCTCCCGCACCGACTAACATCGCTCCTGTTCCGAGCGCCATTGTGCCGAATGCAAGCATAGCACTCCTACCGCGAGTCCTCCGCCAGATGATACCGTCTTGGCCGCATTGGCAAGAATCAACATTCCTGTAGCGCATAGCACAATCGCCGCACCGAATGCAACGAATGCAATCGACATAGAGTTTAGTTTGCCCGCGCTCATCTTAGCCATATTCTTCGATAGCACAACTAAGCCTACTCCTAGTAGTCCGATACCAACAGCCATGCCTACGAACACTCCGACGGCTAATGGTCCCGCTTTAGCTAGAGTTTTAGCCGCCTGTGCCATTACCCAAAATCCGCTAGCCATTAAGAGCACGCCCGCACCCATAGCCATGAACGCCTTGCTAGATGCTAGCATCTGTTTACTTGTAGTTCCTGCTGCTTTTCCCGCTTTAGGCAGTGCACTGGCTACTGTTTCAGAGGCGGTGCCGAGCGCCTTCATCTTGCCCGCTAGTTTAAGGGCTATCTTAAGTCCTATAAAAGC